ATTACGATGTTTTTGGCCCTGCGCCTTTTGGATTTCTTCCTGTTACTGCGCCTGCACCATCTGACTGATTATTAGATCTTTCTGTATCTCTCGCTCTATTTTGTGCAAGGTTTGCTCTTGCATCTGCGGCTTGACGAGCATTAAGTTGTAAAGGTTGATCTCCACCTTGTCTATGTGGAAGACCAATCTTTTCTCTTGCTTCATCTGGAACCATAATCTGATTCTTAACATAGCGCTCAAGGATTTGAGACTCAGCAATTTCGTCAGTAAGAGAAACTTGATTGAACACAAGTTCAACAACATCTGTCTTTTCTCTAATAATTTTATTTACTGCTTTTGCTACATACTCTTGCAATGGTTTCGCTACTTGATCGCGGAAGGTGCGATCCTGTGTCATTGCGGCAGAAAGGTTTGCATCTACGCCGCCCAATTTTGAAAGAGGAACTTGGTGTGCCATAAGCACATCATCACGATTTCTTTGACGATACTTGTCAAATGACGCCTCTTGTACGCCATTTTCAATTGGATGCATTTCAAACTCAATCTTGCTTCCTTCTGCATCACCGGGAAGTGGAATATAAAGTGTACGGTGTGACTGTCCCTTAAGTCCTGTCTGGAAAAATCGGAACAATTTATCCTCTGCTTCTGGCGTTAATTTAGCGCCCTTGACAGTAATAATATAACGAGGAACAGCCTTATTCTCAAAGTAATCAATGTTGTACTGCTGTGCCATTTGATCGCCACGCAGAGAAGTCATGGCGGCAATAATATCTGGAACACCATAGAAAGTATTGAGTGGTGAATATTCTTTTAGATGAATAACCTCATTTGGGCGAGGATCAGTTGTTACTGGATTTGGATTCTTGCCACCAAAGTTACGGAAGTAGGTAACAGTTCCCGCAATAATTTGAATATATCCATCATGAAGTCTGCGAACTCTCATTGTTGTTGATGGAATGTGACCAATATATCCAATCTCTCCTGTTACGGTTCTGCCAATTTCAATATATCCATTTCCTGTTGCTTGCATATCGGTTACAACTTTTTCAAGAATCTTGGTTAAACTTTCGTCATCGTTACAGGATTCAAGCCAAGCAGCGAGTTCCATCTTAAGACGTTCAATTCTTTTCTTTGCAGCATCTCTTCGCTTATCATCATCAATTGCTGCCAGTTTCATCATTGTTGCGGTTGTAATATCAAACTTATATCCTAGACCAACAGTGTTTGAAACCTTTGTATCAATTGCTGCATGATTTGCAAAGGACGTATCGTAAAAAGAAGAAAGTTCATATAGATTATACGGAGGAGTAATAAGATCAAAGATTCCATAGCCATTTCGATATACCTGACCAGGGTTAATTCTCTTTGATCCAACAGTGTGCTCTGCGTTCTGTCCAATTGCATTTGCGTCTGAAAGATAACGACGAGAAATCTGGCCATCTGGATCTCTTGGAACTTGATTTACTGTTGTTCCCTGCGCTCCTGTGCTTGCCCCCGCCATTCCTGGTGGTGGAGCAGCCTTGGCTATACGAGAAACCCTACGCTTAAAGTTTTTTTCCAAGCCGTTGAGAGAGATAAGTTCATCCCAACTTTTATTGAATGGGTCCATATTGGCATACTCATTTTCAATAATCTGAGTTGCCATCTTTGCATCAATAAGAAATTCTTGACTCATTCTGCATCTCCGTAAAGTTCAAGTGACTTCTTTGCTGCGGCTACCGCGCCAATATCATTAAGTGATGGAATAAGGCCTTGATCAAGTCGATCAAGTTGTTCCTGATATTCTTCATCGGTTGCACGATTAATGCCAGCATAGAACCAAGGCTGGCCTTCTGGGTATCCATAATGCTCTGCTGCCTGACGCAATTTTGCCATTTGACCAATATCACCCTTTATAGAAGGAATGTTTAGCATTCTTCCTTCATCATCTTTAAGTAAATGTCCTGTTGGCAACTGCCAAAAATATAATCCCCACTCAAAGCCAAAGTGCTTTCTTTGTGCATCACCTGTATTTACAACTGAAACCTTACTTTTACCAAGAGTTGGCTTTTTGCGATTGCTCATAACCATTATTGTACCAGATTATGCTGGTTTGTCGCTATAAATAGACCAAGATGCGTCTGTTATTGAAATTGATTCAACTTGAGAAATATTCATGCCATATCCATCATCTACTACTTCTCTGTTTGTTCCAGTATATGTCGCATAAATTTCTGCTGGGGTAAGTACATATGAATTGCTTTGTCCAAGAACGTATGCCTCTGACCATGGCATGTCGGACCACTCTCTCCAAATATACTGAGCGGTTCCCCCAGAAATATATGCGTCTGTTGATATATTTGCAACTCTAAACGAAAAACTATTAATAATTGAATGAACCGTTGCCAAATTATTTTCATCACCAACATTTAGTGATGATGGGTTAATCCCTAAAATTTTTATATATTCTCCTTGTTGTAAATTATGTTCTTGTGATGTGGTATATGTAACATATGTTCCATCTGAAACTGCATTAATTATATTGCTTTGATTAAGAATTTCATTCCAAACTCTTACAGAGATATCGCTTTTAATGCCCAACCCTTCTGTTAAATAATATGATAAATTGTTAAAAACAAAACCACCATATAAAGTAATTTCTCCATCATAATATTCTCCAAAATCTAGTGCTTCTGGAAAAGAAACTCCTATATGATTCCATTCATAATTTTTAATTGATGGATTTTTTACATATTTTCCATTTTGGTAAAATTCATAATTTTGAATTTCTTTATAGGGATATTCCGTTAATGCCCCAGTTCCAATAAAAATTCCACTTAAATTAATTTTATTTGTATTGTTTATTGCATCTTGCTCTGTATCATATAAGGATATAGATAAGTCTGATATTTTTCTAATATAATATTGCCCATCATTTAATAATCCATTGATAGGGTTATATGATGTATATATAATTTTTGTGCCTGTAATATATCCATGTGGATCAGAGAACTAAATAGTATCGTTTATATCGCTTATCGTTGTCTCATTTTGTAAAAATGTTTTGGTATAACTATTTTCAATTAATGATTGACTTGATGATTTAATCAAAACATTAAAGAAAATTGTTTCTTCTGATTCTGAATATTCTCCATCTAATACATCGGTAAATGAGGCAGTATTAGATTGTCCACCGTCAATAAAGGATGTATTGTTTTTATTATATGCAATAATTCTTGTACCAGTCTCATCTTTATTTAAAACAAGTACCGTTGTTCCGTTTTTATGATCTATTTGTAAAAATGGAATTTCGTCCAATATTTCTTGAAAATCTGCTAACAAGAAAAAATTAATAGCGCCTATTTTATAGTCATATGATCCATTTTTATTAACTGGAATAGAAACATGATATTGACTAAACGTAGTGGGATTAACTATTGATGTTTTATTTATAACCTTTATTCCAGATTTTTTAGTTGTATAAATATATGGGGTCGATGTTTTATAAATAAAATATGGATTTTTTGCTTTATAGTCTATTTGACCAAATAAATCAACTTCTGGATAAATTTTTGTACCAAATTTTGTTCCTATATAATTTCTTTGAGATTCATCATTCGTATCAGATAAATAATTTAAGTTTTTTGAAGTAATTTCAAAACTTCTAATTCTTAAAGGATTTTTAAGAATTGATCTTTGATTAATTTCAAAGTGGGCAACCATTGCGTAATTTTGAAAGTTTTTAGATTTTGGTGGATAAACAATAACGTTGTCTTTAAATACAAATTTAGTTTCATATGCTCTATTAGGAAATGCTTCAGTGTTTTCTAAATCTGGATCAATGACGTAATTTTCTGATAAATCTTTAGTATATTCAAAATCATAGAGCGGAGTATTTGCTCCACTTTCTAAAGATTGAAACGTGATATATGATTGTAGTGATGAGTCTGCTATATTTATTGCATTTGTAGAAATATTTTTTTTCTTTAATCCAAAGTATGTTTCATATTGTGAATCTTTTAAATCTTGGTATGTTTGTAAAGAAAAATCTTCTTTTAATTGCAGGTATTTCCATACAGCAGTAGATTCAATTGTATGATAGCCTAAATTTAATTGAATCATATCTAGTTCATAAACTGGGCCTCCTTGACTATTTTTAACATAACTAGCAAACTGTGTTAGTGG